CATTTTTCGAAAGTTCTCGCTCGTGTCGAACAGCTTCGTGCCCAGATCCTCGAACGTCGTATCGCCCTCGAGAAGATCAATAAACCCGGTAATGGCGGTGACCATCGTCGTAATGTCGTCGGCGTTGGCGACGATCAGTGGCGCAAGCTCAGTGAGCAGATCAACGAGAGGGGGCAGGCCCTCAGTTGCCAACGTGACCAGTTCAGGAAGCAGCGGAGCGAGCTCCACAAGCATGTCGCCGATAGCGGGTGCTGCTTCCTTCAGCGCATCGCCCAGCTCTGGCCCGACCTTATCAATGACGTCATTGAGCACTGGTACGAGCTCCTCGTTGGCGATGTTCGCCAAGTCGGTGAGCGCTGGCAGCAGTGACTCGCCGAGCTTCGCTTTTGAGTTCTCCCACTCGGCGTTGAGAATGCGCTGCTTGTTTGCGAGCTCGTCAGAGGTGTTGTTGAAATCGCCTGCGGTCTGCGCCGTCGATTCCATGAGCAGCCCGTAACGCGCCTGCTGCTTCTCGGCCTCGCTCAGCGCACCGGTACCGTCACCGATGCCCTTTGCAAGCGCGTACGCCTCCACAGCAGCCGCTGAGAGGTCGATGCCGTACTTGCGTAGTGGCTCAGTCTCGCCAGCAAGACCAGACTGGAACAGCGCGAGCGCGTCCGACACTTCAATGTTGTACACCGACGCGAAGTCCGAGCCGCGCGTGGTGAGCTCGTCGATGAAACCGACGACATCATCACTGCGAATGGTCTTCGCGAACGCCGAGAACTGCGTCGCGATCTCGTTGAACTGCAGCTGCGACAGACCCTTCGACTGGGCAGCGAGCTTGGACAGCTCACCGATGCCTACAGCCGCGGCCTCACCGAACGACACCTTCACCGCGTTCAGCGACTCCGACAGGCCAGAACCGGCAACGACCGACTGCTGCACATAGCCGACCGCGGCACGCACTGCGTCACCCATCACGTTCGAAACGGTGCCGACGAGATCGGCCGCGATCAGCGCGACGCCGACAACACCAGCTACCTTGCCGAGGCCACCCTTGAGGCCACCCATGAACCCAGCAGCGCCACCAGCACCGGCACGCGACATTTCGCCCGTCGCCGCATCGGCCTTCGACCCTGCCCGACGAAACTCGTCACCTGCATGATCTGCGGCGGCCGCGGCGTCGCGCATCTCGCGCTCAACCCGCTCGGTCGCCTCAGCAAGATTCGACTGCGACGTCTTCAGTTTCGCGGTGGAATCGCGCGTGACTTCCTGCCTCGACGCCAGCTCACGCTGCGCCGACTGCAGCCGCTCCTCCGCACGCACCACCTGCGACGAATCACCTGCATACTTCGCCCGTGCCTCGCCGAGCTGCGTTTCTGCGAGGCGAACTTTGCCGGCCGAGTCCTGCTCCTTGATGCGCGCCTGAGAGACGGCAGTGGCAGCCTTGGCAACGTCGCGACGCATCGACGCGGTCAGTTGCTCGACGGTCTTATCAGTCTGCCCCGAGAATGCAGCGTGGAAGCCTCTACCAGAGTCGTTACCTGCCTTGGCGCCGGCAGAAGCGAACCCCTTGGAGAACGCCCCCGCCGCTTCCTTCGTTGCACCATCGACCTCAGCGCCGACTGCGCGCCGGAATCCCTTGATCGTCGGAACGATCGCAACTTCACCATGACCTACCTGTGGAGACACGTCCTGGCCTCCCTTCAGTTAGTCATCGAGCGGGAATGGCGCGGTCGCTCGGGCGTACTCCACGAGCTCGTCGCGCCGTTCTGGCGTCACATCTGAGTTGTCGTCAGGGTCGCGGATTGGGATCGGCAGCTTGATGGGCTCCGCGTTCCGGTCGTTTGTGAAGTTGATGACGCGCTGCGCGGTCAGCATCGCCGAGATCTCGGCCCAGTCGGTTGCCCGGGTGAAGCCGTGCAGCTTCGACCAATAGTGCGAGCCGGGGTGCTCGCCGAGCTGTTCGAGGAGCGCGACAGCCTCGGCCCAATCGATCTCATCGCCGATGTCCGAGAGCCGAGCGTGGAACAGATGCCGAAAGTCGAAGGTGAGCTCGGCGCGGTAGGTTTCTACTTCCGCGACGAGCCAACGAGTTTTCCCAGGCTGACCTGGGTGCGCTTCTTCCAAGCGCGGAAGAACAACACCGAGATCGCGATCGCATCTGCCAGATCAACCTCGTTGAGCAGCTTGTCGAGGAGCGCTTTGTCGCCGATCTTTTCGAGCAGGAACACTAACTGATCCAGCTCGTCTGCGTCTTCGGGAACTCCCGCGCGCAACTCCTTGATCGTGGCGTAGGTCACACGCAGCGGGATGCGCAACGGCTCCATGCCGTCGAGGCGCACAATGAGAGTTGAGCCTGCTACGAATACCAGTTGCTCTGTGTTCTCGTCGTCTACGACTGGAATGTCGTACTCATCGACGTTCACTGTCTCGTCATCGAAGGCAGCGTCGGTCGTGGTGTCAGTGGTTTCAGTCATGGTGGGGTCCTTAAGTCGAAAGTCTGTGGTGGGGAGAAAGGGGGATACCGGCTCGACGCCCCCACCGGACGCCGAGCCGGAGCCTGTTACGGCGTGACCGGTACCGGCGGAATGATCCACTGCCGGTAGTGACGGTTGCTGACGACCGCAGAACGGTCGACCTTGAACACAACGGCCTGGCCCTGCACAGCGCCACGCTCGGACTTGTCGAGCTTCACGCTCTGAATACCAACGTTCGGCATCGCGCGTCGACGGATCCAGCCCGACTTGAACACCTCGTGCGAGAACAGCACGACACGCTTCCCATTCGAGGCCTCCTCAATGTCAGCCGCGCCGTTTACGTCAGGTGCCACGCCATAGAGAAGCTCCTGGTTCTTCGCCTTGTGCTCCGCGAGTGTTGCCGCGATCGAAACGTTCGCGAGGCCAGTCGGTACCGAATAGCCCTCCTGCCAGAACTCGAGCGCGTCACCGTTCGCCTCACCAGTCCAGTCGAAGCCACCATCCTGCTTGATGAGGCCGACCTTCGAGAAAGCGGGGTCGAGGACGAGGCTGAGTTCCTTGCCTTCGACCGCGGTAGGGATTACAGTTTCGAGCGGTGCCCACGCGAGAAACCCTGTGACCGGGATCCCGACCAGACCGATATCGTTGCCTTCGGCATCTGCTGCCATGGTTCTTCTCCTTCAATGAGAAAGCCCCCGGCAGCGCCAGGGGCAAATGGTTGAAAAGTGGTGGGGTCTAGATGGGCTCGTTGATCGCTGCGAGGATCTGCCGTTTGGTGGCGTCATCGCGAACGTCCAGGCCGAGTTCGGTTGCGTGAGCCGCAAGATCGGCGCGCTTCCAAGAAAGGCTCGGTTCAGGATCCGGTTGGGCTGTTGCGCGTTCCCAGCCCAAGGAGAGGTAAGCATCGACGTGATCGTCTGGGACCTTGCGTTGCGCACCCTGCGGGTGGGTGAGAATTACAGTCATTGGCGCATTCCAATCTGTTCTAGAGCGGGGATGATACGACTGCGAGTGAGCACGTCATGTATCGCTGTTCATAGGCCGAGTCTTCTTCGACCGGGTAAGGTCCGTTAAAGGCGAGCACTGCCGCGACAGGGTTTCCGGCTTGGACGCGAGGGGTAGCTTTGATGATTGCCTTCACGATCTTTGCGAGCCGTATCGCTGGGCCTGGGTTGTCTTGTGAGCCCGCAAGGCAGACGATGCCGATGCCTGCGTCACCGAGACTTAGATCAATGTCGTTGATGCCGTCGTCACGCACGACGACCTGCCATATTGGAGGTGTCGCGCTCGGGTTTGCAGCAGGCGGCACCCAGCGCCGGTTCGAAACATGGCCCTTAGTCGCCGGAAACTCCGCGCCAGCAAGAGCCGCTACTCGCGACCGAATCTCTCGCGTGAGGAACAACTCCACGTCTGCGTCAATGAGTTCACTGGCCACGACCCGCACCCCTTACCGCGCGTGAAAGATTGCCTGTTCTCGCCTCAACGATCATCGACTTCGGGTCAGTCGCTTGCACGAGTCCGACATAACGCTTCTGCAGCTTCGAGGACGTCTTAATGCCGTCCTTGTAATCGCTTGTCGCACCCACGGGGGCACTCGCACGAGCGATGTTCGCGACCCGTTCAGTTGCTTCATCAACCAAGCCTCGAACGGGCGCTGACGTGAGCAAATCGTCAAAGAAACCGTTTCGGAACTCCATCAGCCCACCCACCTCTTCAAAGGGATCTCTCGCACTGGACGCCAACCGGTCCAAGGATTCGTGTCAGCCGAGGGGATGCCGTCAATCGTGTACGTGACCCCTTGTGCTCGTATGCGGTCTTGCATCTGCACATCAGCATCAGGATCTTCGAGGTAGAGGCTTTTCTCTTCAAGTAGCGCACTTCTCGCGGCGCTCGCGTTCTCCGAAGTTGAGGAGGATGCGACGAACGCGCCCGCGAGAGTCGCCTCGTCAGGTTCTGACCAATCCCCCAACGTGACCGCACCGGAGTATGGGTCCTCGATCTCCTTGCGCCGTAGACGCACCACAGCCTCGCCCGCAGGGAAGGTCATGTCGGGCTGACCGAGATCTTCGAGCCATCCCATTACGGCCCCCAATTTAGGCGGTACGGGTCGAGCGTCTCCTTCTCCTGGGCGAACAGGGGAACACCGGGTGCGGCCCCATCAGATCCAGTGATGTAGCGAATGTTCGCAGGTCCAACGCCCTGAGATGCGACAGTGCGGCCAGCATCCTTTGCGCGCTTCGTGAGCGTCACAATCAGGCCAGCAACCTCTGGAACTTCATCGGCGAGGTAGCCATGCTCGAGTTCGACGGTAATGCCGCCGAGTTTGCAAGACCAAGCACCATCAATCTCGATGATGCCCGCCCGCTTCGAGGTGGAAACCTTGTCTGTCACGTCAGCACCATCCGAGGTGACAGTGAGGAGGTTGACGATCCGCTTAGACGGCAGCAGCAGAGTCCTTCCGCCACTGCCGTCCAGCGTGATCGTTTCAGTGATGATGGGCGCAACATGCCAACCGCAGTAGTTTCGGATAGCACCGTGAGCCGCGTTCAACCAGAACTGCGGATTCACCTGCGTACTTGCGTCGACGATCGGTGGAATAGTCACGCCCATCACCCCTATTTCTTGCTTGCCTTCTTCGGTGCAGCCTCAGGCTGTTCTTTCACGAGGCCGCGCTCTCGCGCTTCCTTCTCATCCATTTGGATCGTGAATGGCATGCCGTTGATCTGCACCTCGACCACTACGAGTGCCATTACGGGCCGGCCGTAACGGTGATCTTCACGAACGCCGAAGGACGACGCACAGCAAGTCCGATGCGCTCCTCGCCGAGAATGGTGATCTTGTTGTTCACAAAATCGTCCTCGTTGGTGTTCGTGGCCTGAAGCGAAAGGCCACCCTTGCGGTACACGGTCGCACCGAGCTTGCCCGCACCGACGAGGATGGTGCCCGCCGCAATCGCCGGGGTGACGATGGTGCGCTTGCCCCAGATCGCAGGGTTGTCCATGACCTCACCGTTGCCGTACTGACCCTGGAACGGGCCACCAGCAATGTACTGACCGTTGCCGTCCTTCGACAGACGCAGCTTCTGGTAGTCAGCCGGGTTGATGGCGATACCGTCAGCCACGAGATCCGTCGCGAGCTCGACCTTCGTGAGCGCACGGTAGATCGCGTCGAACACGTCAGCGTCACCAGCAGCGGTCTCAGTCTGAAGACCGGTACGGTTGAGCAGGCCGCGCACGTTCTGGCCAGTGCCATTACCGTTGAGCAGCTGGTTCTCTTCCGCAAGCTGAAGCTGGTACAGCAGGCGCCCCTCGATCTCCGAGACGAGGAACGCGGCATCTTCAGTCATCTCGTCAGAGATCTTGATGTAGCCAGCGATCTTCTTGAGCGTCTCAGTTACCGGATCGTAGGCGGGCATGTGCAGCTGGGGCTTCTTAGCACCCTCAGCAACAGCAGCAACCGCACCCTCAATGGCCGAGTCAGGGCGCTCAGTGAAGTAGACGAGCGTGTTGCCCGACATCGTGCCCGAGCCGAGCCAGTCCGCAAGGAACGGGCGCTGACGCTTCTGATGCACGATGTTGTAGTCATACTCAGGAATGAGGATGCCTGCACCGGTCGTGGTCGTCAGGTGAGTGTCGGTCGCAGCCTTAAACTCAGGGAGCACGAGGTTGAGGCCCGGCTTGCCCTTCATCTGGCCAAGCTGACCAAACGCACCCTTCACGAAGTGCTGACCGAGCGTAATGTCGCTACCGTCAGCTTCCTTCTTCTCAACCTCGGGCATTGAGCCGATCGAATCGAGCAGCGCCTGAGTATCCATAGCCGCCTTGATCTGAGCGTCAAACTCCTTGATCTCAGCAACGAACTCAGTGACCTGCTTCACTTCGTCAGCGGTCAGCGCACGATCTTCGCCCTGCGCCTTCTCTGCGATAGCGCGCGCCTTCACAGCGGCAGCTTCGCGTTCCTTAACAAGCTTCTCAGTCACGAGAAACCTCCTTTTCAGTATTGAAATGGACACCCGCTTCTGCGAGCGCAATGAATGCGAGTGCTTCATCTGCCGTCTGCGACTTGACCTCTACAGGTTCCTCATCCTTGACCGTTTCCGGTTCCTCAGACTTGACCTGCTCGGGCTCCTGATCGCTGTCAGATTCCGACTCTGGTTCTCCCGCATCTGCGGGAAGTTTGATGTCAACGCCCGAAGCGTTTATCGCCTTGATAAGCGCCGACTTTGCGAGAGCGAACTGCTCGACGGCCTCAGCGATGAGCTCGGCAGCGCCAGCAGGCGCACCCTTCGCGGCCAACACTTCGGTCTCCTGGTTCGCGCCAATAGGCACCACCGACACCTCGTGCAGCTTCACCTTGCGGATCTCGTAGTAGTAGCCGTGTTCTTCTGACTCCACATACGCGCCCTCGAGCACCGTGTACCCGAAGCTCATCTGGTTGACGCGCCCCTCTTTGAGGAGTTTGAGCGTCTGCTTTGCGTTCTGGGTATCGAGGTCGAGCTGCACCTTGACCCGAAGCCCACGCGAATCTTCTTTCGCGGTGATGGTCGAGCCGATGTTCTTGAATGGGTCTTTGAAGTCGTGAGCCCAGTAGACGGGCACGCCCTTACCATTCGCGGCGAAATCGCCAGCGAGCGTGTCAGCGAACGCGCCAGCAACGATCACGTCACCGTACGAGTCTTTGTTGCCAAACACTGCGGCGTAGCCCTCGAACTGGCCCTCTTCAAGATCAAGCGCTTTCACGTCGATCACCATGGATTTCGTTTTCACGACTCCACCTCCAATACTTCGTCAGCGACGACGCTTCGGCCTGCCGCGTACTGCTCAAACGCCTTGTTGTTCACGTTTCGGGCAAAAGAAATGGCCAGGTGCTCTTGCATCCCGGCCTTGGTGAGATCTTGTGCGAGTTCTCGATCCCAGCGGTCTCGATCCCACCAATTCGTGACACCGTTATCTCGCTTCGCGCACACCGCCTGCGACTGCCGCGTGACGAACTCTCGAACGATCGACTCGACGGCTTTCGTGCCGTCGCCACCGTCCTGAGGAGATGCCTGCCCGCCATAAAGGACGTTCAGAGGGCGAACCATCTCATCGCCGCCATCAATAGGCGACAAATTGAATAGCGCACGCGCTTCATTCACCGTCTGCCATGGGGCACCAGTCGCCGTGGAGATAACCTTCGCCTGTTCCTCGAATGAGCCACGCAGCTTCGCCTCCACGTTGAACTCGACGTACTGGTTCGACGGAGCGCCGAGCGCCGGCAGCACGAAACTATTGAACCGATCCTCGATTTTCTTCACAATCGGGCCGAGCGAATCACCATAAAGTGAACGCCGGAACTCGCGCACGTTCGAGAAGTTCGCGTTATCCAGCAGGCCGACCATCGTCGGGTTGATGTAGTACACCTGCGCGCACATCTCGAGCGACGCTCGAACCGACTCAAGCCACTGATCTTCTTTTGCCGCGACACGGGTAGTGCGGTACTCCATGCCGTCTTCAAGCAGTGGAGCGTCACCCGCGCGCGAACCCGTATTGCCAGTGAATGCCTGCCACATGCGGTCAAACCGACCACGCGCTGCATCATCCCACTTGGGGGCATCCTTTGGCCGATACAGCCACCCACCGAACCTGCCCCCACGGTTCCACACCTGTTTGCGGAACGTACGAGCATCATGCTGCTCCTCAAGCATCAGCTTCAGAGTGTGCACCGGCGAGGTGGCCTTCAGCGGAGAAGATGGCGTCCAGCCCTTAAACCGGAATACTTTGTCTGCGGCGAGCTCAATGGTCTTCTTGTCCGAAGTGACGACCTTGTAGCCGTCAACCTGAAAAGCGTTCTTCTCCTTCGGTGTCACCCAATGCGCAGGGAAGACGCGCAGGGTGTTGTCGGGCATCAGAACAAGGTAGGAGTCATCCCACAGGGCCCACTCGCCAACCAGCGCATAGAGCATCTCCGAGAACGTTTCATCACCGTTCGGCTTCTGCAGCAGTTCAGCAATTACACCTTCGCGCACCCGCTTCACATCGTCACCATCGCGCTCATAAAGCTTCAGCGACAGTTGCGACATTTGCCGAGCAATGAACCCAACAACGGTTCGCAGATGAGGCTGAGTTTTCCACAGGTGCTCGATCGTTGACCCATCGATACCATCGCTCGCGCTCATGAACGAATACGCAGTGACGTCCTGCCCGTTGAACTCGCCGGCAATCTGGCCGACCTGCTTATTGGCGAGCATCCGCGTGAATACATCAAGGAACCCCATGCTCACCACCAATCCTTTACTTCCTCGCCAGCAACAGCCGCGTATGCCGAAACAAGTACCGGCTTCTCAGACTCGGTTTCGAGACCGTAGAGAGCGTTAGTGACAACAACAGCCGGAGCCACATCGACGGGGGAATTGAAGCGATCCCACACCGGCATGCCCGAGAGATCCTTCGTCGTGCCGTTCGCCATTGCCATATTCAACGGGGGCTGGTCTCGGTGAAAAACGAGACCGTCACGAACACGATCCTTGAAACGGCCAGCCGTATTCAGCAAGACCGTGCCAGAAACTTCGACAACCTCGAACCCAGCAACCTTCAGCGGCTCAACGAAGTCAGACGCAGGGCACCCGCGCGTCTGCACCGCCACCCGATTACATCCAGTCGCCTCACGAACCCGCTTCAAGTAGTCAACCACCCACAGCATGCCGGCTCGCTGCGCTATGAGCTCAACGTGAGCAGTGCCATCGTCGCGCCAACCTGCGACACCAACATACGACTTGCGACGATTGCCAGCAGTATCTACCGCTAGGCACATCTCAGAGTCGGCAGCGACGCTAGAGCCAGAGTCAGCCAGCACACCATGCTCGTCAACATATGGGCCGTCAGACTGTTTCGACCACTCTTCACCATCCATGAACGGGATTGAAAGAGCGGTCACCCACTGGCACAAAACCTCTGTACGGAACGACGCTTCAGGCATGCCTTTCGCATCAGCCAACACCGACTCGAGCGTGATCTCACCGTGCCCGATAGACGGGTTGGCTTGCAAGATCCCACCGATGTCATCGAGCGGGCAATCATCAAGCGCAGACCACTCGAACCAGCCGAGCGTCATATCGCGACCATTCGCGAACTGCTCGACAGTCTCAAGCCCAGACTCTACGTAAGTATCCCAATCCTCGATCAGCGGCAAAGCCACCGACCGCTGATGGTTCAACACCACCGAGCGCGCATCGCCAGCGTTCGAGAATCCCCACAGCTGAGGAGAGAACATCGCCTTCGTGGTCTGCGAGATCGAATCCCACGCCAACCAATCCAACTGCTCACGAAGCTCATCCATCAGCACTCGAGGTGACGACTTGCCGCGGCCCGACTTTCGAGACGCTGCACGAATCAGGTACTTGATACCCGATTTCAGAACGATCTCTTCTTTGCCGTTCACGTCATACGCTTTGCGCACGACGCGCTGTAGCGCCGGCCGCACCGTCACATCTTCTTCAGGATCAACGTCAGGGTCGCACCATGAGCGCACCGTCAGCCACACGTCACGCGCAGTATCAAGGTTCTGTGCTGTGCCAAGAATTCGAAACTTCACCGGCGGGATGCGATCAGGATGACGATCGGAGTCAACAAACAACCACCATGCCGCGAGCACCGCAGCTAGCAACGACTTGCCATTCTGCCGAGCAACAAGCACGATCACGCGACGAAAGCGATAACTGCCGTCCTCGTTCAATTCGAGCGCATGGATCAGCAGCCACTTCTGCCACGGATACAAGTACACCCGCAGGATCAGCTCAGCGAACTCGATTACTTCAAACCCGAGAGAAGTCTCGGGCGTCAGCTCGCGGAGCGGCTTCGTCCACAGGCGCGGTGTCTCACTACCCTTGGCGTCGCGCCTTGAAGTCTTTGAGGTCATCCTTAACCTCCACAGGGGCAGACGGCTTCACCGCGTTACGCGCGGCCGGAGTCAACCCGAGCGCATCACAAAACTTCAAGAACGACGCCAATGACACATTGTCATTCTGCGGAACCTTTGGGCGAGACTCCGACTCTGCGGCATCCTCAACCGCCCAGTCAACAATTACATCCCACGCATCAATCTTCCGAGCCAACGCACGAGCAGCCTCAACAGCCGCACCATCAGCCGCAGTCAAATGCGTAGCAGCAGCCACCGACTCCGCAAACGAAGCCTCAAGCGTCACCGCACCAGAACGAGCATCCATCACAACACCTTTCGCGCGCGACCCCGGTCAGTACCTACGGGGAGAGAGGAAGACTGCGAGCGGGAGATCTTCCGCCTGATTGCCTTCTGGCGATCTGACCGCCCCTCCCCTATCATTTGGGGTGGTTTGTGCGCTGCCATGCGCGTTTGGCTCGTTCCCATGTGCAGGTGAGCCATGTTTCGATTCCTGCGTAGAGCATGACGAGTGTCAGTAGTGCAGCGAGCGCGAGCAGCATGTGTTACACCCATGCCCTGCTGAGTATCCCGAGTTCTGGTGCTGGGTCGCCGTTGCCGCGTTCACGGTTGCACCCTGCGTGGCTTGGTCTGAACCCTGCTGGGTCTTCTTGAATGTCTGGGCGTTTCGATACCGGGTACAGGTGGTCGAGTTCGAACCTGTCATCGTTGCCGTAGTCGTTGAATGGTGCGTCGTAGTCGATGCTCATGCCGCACAGCCAGCAGGGTAGGTTCTTGCTTGCGCATTGCTCGCGGTACTCCTTGCGGAGCTTTGTCATGTTGCGGGTTTCTTTGCGCGCCATGACTCACCTCTTGCTAGGTTGCGGCCTCCGTTATGCGAGGCAGTCGACTGCTTCTTCCGCAGATGGGAGCAGTACGCCGATGCTGTCGAAGTCTGCGGGTTGCGCGTACTCACTCGAAGCTTCGGCCACTTCATCTACCGAGACGAATGCAGGTTCTTCATTCGTGGTGAGGTCTTGTGCTGATGCCCAAATGCCAGTGAACTCTCTGTCCAGTCCCGCGTCGTGGAACTCGATAGCGAGGTACCACAGGTCTGACTCTTCAGCGTCGACAAGTCCGGTACGCACGATTGTTGCGTCTGGTGACTTCGCCTGAATGCTCTCATGCAGTGCAGCGACTGCGCCTTTGGTTGGGGTGAGGCAGTTCGCCGGCAGCGCCGGTTCGGCATCTGGGTACTCCGCCTTCACTGGTGCAGATGGGAAGCATCCCGCGAGTAAAAGGGTTGAATCTGCGACTGCGGCGAGTGATGCTCTCATGGTTGACAGGTTAGTCGAGGTGACTCATGCCCGCACAAGTTCACCAGTTGGCGATGCTGCGACACATGCTGCTAATGATCGGTACTCGTCCGAGCTCATTGTTTGATCAATTCCGGCATCAAGGAACACTGTGTCCGCTATGAGGCCACGATGGCGCTGCGACCGACGCGTGCGGATCGTGATTACTCCGCCACTTTCGAAGTCGACGCGTTGAGAACCATTGCTGCGAAGAGTTCGACGGATGCCCTTGCCGTGCTCTTCGAATAGGTTGATCGTATGGGCCGCTTCTTCCGCAGCTTCGACGATGACCAGTATGTGCCTGCCGCGCTGTGCGCTTTCACTAAGCGCTCTGGCTGCGTACTTGTTCATCTCCGCCTCCATGGCATTCTGAGCCAGCCTCTACGCGTCGGTGACGACATAATGCGTCTTGTGGTGTTTCGCGAGGATGCGGGCTGCGATCTGTGCGGTGCTCCTGCTCGAGTAGATGAACCTCTGCCAGTTGATCATGCGCGCCCAATCGTGTGTGTGCTCGTCTTTGAGTGCGAACATGCTGCCTCCGAAGTTATCGCCGCGCTCATCCCGCGTTATCTTATGAGTGCTGATCGAGTGGCGCGGCTAGTCTGTGGTGGGGTTCGCACGCTATGGTGCGGAAGTTGGTCGACAGTAGCCAGCACCCACGCCTGGGCTTCATGCTGGCTGAGCCTCACGTCTCTGCGCGTTCGGTGAGGTGTGCGCTGCCGGGCACCGCATCGCGGGTCGTGCAGGGATCGAACCTGCGCCTCTCAGATTTGGAGTCTGAGCGCACTACCGTTGTGCTAACTCCCCATTGCCGAGCGCCCACACACGGGGTCTTACCTGCGGTGCAGCGTTACCGGCGTTCCATAACACCCGCCGTCACCCTCCCGGCTCGGTCTTCTGATCGCGCATCCTGGCCAGGACGCCACCGCATCACGCAGAAGCACTACGTGATCATTTCTTGTACCCGCACACAGCGGGAAGACAAAGGGCGAACCGTCGTAATGACGATCCGCCCGGCCAACTCTCCATCACTCGAAGGCCAAGAGTTGGTGAGGTTTGCGTGATGCGCCCGTGCACTGGTCGCTTGCTGGCGTTGACGGGTGACTATGCACTGCCGTTTACCAACCACCCATCACGCTGGGACATTGTTAGGGGCGAGCCTTCACGACCCGCCCCGGAAAACACGAAAAGCCCCGACGAAAAAAGCCACCCGCGAGAGTGGCTATGCTGCTTGCTTTCTGCGCTGGTACCCCTCTCTGGCATACCTGCGCCTGCATTCAATACAATGGCGGGTCTCCGCGCCGAGCGCGTTCAGTACAACGCGTGTATTTTCCGGGGTGTACGGGTGCCCACTTCTGCACGTCTCCGCCTTGTTACGATGATGCGCTCCGCGCAGCACGTTCTCTTTGGGCGTTACCGCTTCGAGGTGGGCAGGATTGACACACAGGGTAACCCGGCAAAGATGGTCAATGTACTTGCTGTCCGCTAACCGAGACCCAAAATCGCGGTACGCAATTCTATGCGCGGGCACGAGCTTTCCGTAGAGCTTGAATCGGCCATAGCAATGATCATCGTTGCCGTTATTCTTGCCTCGCCACAGCCAGCACTCGCCCGATACCTTCGCGTGATCCACAAGGTTATCTTGCAAATAAGCAAGCCCGCCTTGAAAATTAACACGCGACCAGAACGATTCAGCATCTGCCTCGTCCAACAAGTATCCGGATTTGGATGGGATAGTATTTTGCATGTCGAACCTCCAGTGTTCGGCCACGACCCCGGCTGTTAGCGCAGCGCGGGGTCATTCAATGAGAAAAGCCGCTTACGGCGGCTAGTCGGACTCGTTACGTGAGTCATGCGAACATCAAAAAAGCCGCTACTCTGAGCGGCTGATCTGGTTAAGGGCATGGGTATAGCTGACCCACTACACAAGTGTAGTGATTTCTCAGGTGTTCCGCAACAATGACTCAGTGATCGTGTCGCCCAAATCAATCCCGCACGCGGCAAGGATTTCGAGGTTCTGGTCTGCCCCCAGCGTGAAGCCGAGCCGTGCCACGTCGGCCCAGCCCACCCAGAACCCGCCACACTCGGCGGTGCGGCATTCGGCAGTCGGTGCACGTCCCTCGGCGTACTCCACGACGATCGCTGACCTGCGCGTGCCGGCACTGTGCTTGTCGTCTTCGTCGGCTTCGAGAATCCACCGCTCACCGCATGACGGGCACGGCACGGTGACCTCCATGCGCCGGGTGCGGTCATCCCATTCGGCTTCGATGTCGGCCACCCATTTCGGGAATGCATCGCAGATGCGCTCCCACTGCTGGTCTTCGAGCTCACCGTTGTGTCGGTATGTTTGTGCTCTCCCCCAAGTGTCCGGCACCGCTGCCATGAGGTCACGCATCGGTGGCAGGTAGAGTGCTTGCCGCATCTGCTTCATACCGGTCTCGATGCGTTGCAGGATCACGAGTGCTTCGGTGTTGATCGGTGAACCTGTACCACCCGATCCTGCACCGCCGCGCTTCACTTGCTCCGTCACGGCATCGTTGAGCCAAACAAGAAGCGGGGGCCAATCAACAGCCCCCGCTTCGGTCATCTCGGTATGCGCCTCGGTTAAGCGCACCACCGCTCTAGCTGTCGCTTCCATCACTCTCCCCTTCCGCTAGTTCCTGTATCAGCCTGAGCACCGATTCGGCGTACACCTCTCGCACGTGCTTGCACCCTGAGCAGTGATCCATCTCGAAATTGCAGTCGCCGCACCATGCACCCGATTTGCGCAGCACGTCTTCGATCTGCTCTCGTGTTGGTGTGACCCGTGCAGCAGCCCACACGGCACCGTCGGCGAACCATTCCCTCGCATACTCGGTAACCTGCCCGTTAACGTGGCGCTGTGCGGCGGTACGAATGTCAGCCGTCATCACGCACCCTCCGTCCAGCCCGGCGCGCGAGTCGCCGCAGCACCCGTTTCATGTAGCCAGTACCGCAAACGTTGCAGTTAGCTTCCGGGCATTTCTTGCCGTGCTCGCCGTCCCTGATCGGCTCGCCCCGATAATTGGTTCGTTTGGTGCGGCTCATTTCCCCTCCATCACCATCTGGCAGGTTTTGGCACACCGGCACCAGTCGTCCCGCATCGTGTTCGTTTGGCATCCGGCATCGCGCCTCTCACTGGAGTCAAGCCCATGATGGGCAAGGGCTGTGTGGCCGCATTCGCAGATGACAATCTCCGTTTCGTGTGACAGCGCACTCATGCCCGCGCACCGCCCTTTTGTCGCCATGCATCAAAAGGCTCGTTGTACTGTGCGCCCGACCACTTCTCCCACCGGGAACCGCACTCGTCGCATTGCCAGATCGTGCCGTCACGGTAGCTTTCCGGTTTCGGTTTGCCCTCGCACATGCCGCGCTCACAAGCTGTTGGGCGGTGCGGTTCGTAGATGATCTTCCCACTCATTGTTCTCCCCTTTCTTGTCGGTACGCCTCAGCACGAGCGCGCGAGTACTCGATGGCCTCGATTTCCAGCTTTTGCCACGCATCCATCTCCTTCTGGTGAGCGTCGGCGTTGTAGCAGATTTCGGCGCAGTGGGACGTGAGCGTCTGCCCGCCGATACCGCCTCGGCACGCTACCGTGCTGCCGTAGGTCTTGTGAAGATCGTGGTGAGCCTGCACCACTTCTATAAGCGCTTCGCCTCGCGCCCGTGCTGCGGCGGCACGCTCAACCTCGGCCAAGCCCCGCTCTGCCTCACCTAGATACCGCTTAGCTTGCTCGGGCGTGGCAAGGTCTTCGATTCTCGGCGGCTTTTCTCTTTGGGTCGCTCGATAGATGACGAGCGCGGTCAGCATCTCGTTTCGTGTCGGCGTGTACTCGCTCAATGTCGCCACCCCTGTAGCTTGCCCGCGTCGAACTCTTCGACGTAGTGGGTGTCCGTCTGGTACGCCTCGTTCAGATAGCGCATCTCGTTCTCCGCATCGTCTCGGTGGTCGTAGCTGTCCACCACGGATTCGCTGCCGCCGTAGCGGCGGATCTTCACCAGCCATTTCTTCATGTCAGTTTCCCTTCCGTGTACGCCTCACAGAGAGCACGAGCGAGCAGGTCCTGCCGCTCGGGTGAAACGTCCACCAAATCCCAGATGATCGCGGCCACCTTCTCGGGGTCGAGCGAAACAAAATTATTGCCAGATTTTGTTTCGTTTTGATTCGGCACCTGCGGGGCGACACCGCTCAGAGAATCTCGAATGCCGCGAGCGATATCTTCGCCAATCTCCTCGAAGGTTGGATGCTTCTGTCGTGCGGCACCCTGAGCAGCCACGAGAGCGGCCCGTGGCTCAAGGTCGTCCTCGGTCACATGCTCTTCCGAGTACACCGTTGCCGAGCACGACTTCGGGAACCGGCAGCAGGCCGGGTTGTAATCCCCGGTCGCGCACTCCGGCCATGCCTCCACGCATGATTTCAGGCGTCTCGGCTCGTTCGTTCGGTTGTCAGTAGTCATCACATTCCTCGCAATCGCAATCGTCATAATGCACAACCTCTCCGCTGTCGCAGCACTCATCGTCAATCAGCGCTTCTTCTCCGCAGTCGTTGCAGTAGCCCATCAGGCGGCCATAGTCATCTTCGTGTTTGCTCATGGTTTCTCTCCCTCTACTGGAAGCGGTGGCGACGTGTACCGCTTGACATGCTCATATCGGTCTTGGTTTTCGTGCCACCAGTCATCTCTTGGGTCTCCGGTGAGCCAATGCAGTGCACCTGTTTCTCGATTCCTGCGCCCGTACTGCACTTCCCATTCGGGTTCGGGTGCCCCGTCGAGCGCCGCGAGATAGTCAGCCGATGACGGTTCACGGATCAGGTCGGCAATGTCACTCACGTGCACCCTCTCGTTGTGCTGCTCAACCGAGCGGTGTTGCATGGCGACAGCCCTCACCCGCTCTACCGCTGCGAGTGCAGCGTCACGCTCAGTCCGTGCCTCAGCGATCAGGTCTTCGGTCTTCTCGGTCACTGTCCCACCTCCTTGATGTTAATTTCCCGCAGAAGCCTGCGAATCGTCGCACCACTGTTCTTCTGAGTGGCTGGGGATAGCTGCACCAGGAGATGAGCCAGTCCTTCAATGTCGGTAGTCGTGAGCACTACCTCGACAGGCTCCGACACATCAGCAATCTCCCTAACCGCTTCACAGTCCTCCCACCTCACCGGAGAACCTTCGCCGGCGCATAGGTGGCAATGTGCGGGGCCAAGATCAGGCACACAATCACACTTCGCGTGCAAGTGATCGCGAGCATCAGGCGCGGTGGCACGAGAAAAGCCCGCCGCCATGAGCGCCTCTGCCCGATACCAGTTGTCCGAGTGTGGCTTTGTGCCCTCGCCATCCGGCTCCTGCCCGTAAGCAGACCAAGCTGCCTGCCTCACCTTTTCTCCGCGCTTCATGGCCTCCATTAGCGCTTCCCGGTCGTCGTTCGGCTCTCCCTGTACAGCCTGAGATCCCCCGCAATACCGTTGCACGGCCTCCCACTGGGCCTGGGTGAAGTGCTGGCCGTCAACCTCAACCGTGTAGCCCTCTCCCTGTACAGGAACACGGGTAGCGTCAGCGGTCGAGACTCCCATAGCCTCCCACAACGTTTCGCCAGCCCCAACGAGCGCGTCAGCGAGCAGTGAAGCATCGACCAGCTGCTCGCCCACATGGATCATTAGCCGCTTCGAGGTCAGCTTGCTCACGTCGATCGTGTGCCCCGCGATCAGTTCGTTGGTCTTCGATACGTCACTCACCGGGAACCACCGCCTCATACGTCGCCGCGAAGATGTCTGGCTTGATCGGATAGAACTCGCGTTGAACGCCCTGAATGATCCAGTCGCCAGGGCTCGCGAGCATGTCACCCTCGAGCGTCTGAATCACGAGATAGTGCGACCCCTCCGTGCCAGGGCATCCGCCAGGGCCGTCGCAGCGATAAGTCGCTGACCCGCCGTTCATGAGAATGCCGTCGATAATTTCGGTTGCCTTCTCAGGGGTTCCGTCCCACTGATGCGCTTCGATCTCGACCGGCTTCTTCCGGTACTTCTTCACTTCACTCATTTACTTTTCTCCTTCGTTGATAGACCGGGCAGCACGCATCGATTGCAGTGCCGCCGTTTCTTCATTCGTGGTCATGGTGTTCCTTCCGTTAACGCCCGAGAGGGCAAATGGTTTATCCGGCGATCTCCGCAAAAGCTAGATCCCACGCATCACGCTCTGCCGGTGGTGCGATGAGCGCGCTGAGGATCGCTTCGGCCATCAGCGGTGGGACCGCGTTCCCGATCGCGAGGAACCGTTCGCCCTGGTTCCCCGGCCACCGCATCGACGGCGGGAACGATTGCAGCGCAGCGGCTTCGAGGTACGTAAGCCGCAGCGAGGTTCCCGACTGCTCGCCGTGCTCGTGATGTTCCCTAGCGGTAATGCGCGGGTCAGCAGCCACGGTGGTTGCTGGCGCGTCGAGCCATTCCCATTCGGCAAGATCGGCACGCATCTCGAACCGGTTCCTGAACGAGTTGGCAGTGAGCGTCAACGACGGCGCGTCCACACTTCGAATGTTGTACTCGCCTGTGTCGCCCTTCCGCTGGTTGCTGCGCATCACCCAATCGCCTGAGTCCGTGTAGCGCGCGAGCTTCGCGATCGGCTCTGCACCTCCTGTTTCCGTACCACCGCCAGTGATCGTTGGCGAGGGCCGTGACGCGAGCCCAAAGCCGAGCGCCTCAGCCATGCTCACCCACGGCAGGACGCCCGGATCGAGTCGGCCCGGATCGGTCGAGTAGTAACGCGAATGTGTCGGCGCGGGCGGCCCCACCTTGCCGTCGAGGCGGGCCATGAGGATCGCGCGTTTCCGTGTCTGCGGAACACCGTGCTGCTCGGCTCTCATGACTCCCGCCCACACGGAGTAGCCGAGCGTGCGGAGTACAGCCGCGTAGGCATTCCAAACCGGCAACACTTCCGGCACCTGCTCGAGCGCGACCAGCCGCGGCCGGTGCTGCCAGATGTGTGCGAGCGGAGTCAGCACGAGCGCGGTGCGCGGGTCCAGCTTCCGTGCGGAATGCTCGAGCATCCACCCGCTGCTATACGCTCGTGCCTTGACCAGGCCGAGCACGTCATCAAGCGCCTTCCGGCCATCCCCTTTCCCCGCCATCGAGAACGTCTGGCACGGCGGCGAGGCGATGTACAGGTCATGCTCGGGCACCATCTCCGAGTCGAAGAGGCCGCTCCACACGTCACGGTAGATCGTGCGCATTCCATTCGCAGTACGCATCCTGATCGCTGATTTCGCGATCTCCACGCCATACTCACGGATACCGAGACGATGACAAGCAACACCCCAGCCCAGGCCGGCGAAATGATCAACTGCGACAATCACGCCGCCTCCTAACGTCGTGAGGGGCCAGCACTAGGCCAGCCCCCCGGGGTTGTTCACAGCCATCCGTCTGGCTGGTAATTCATCCACACGACTTCTCGTCGTGCAGAGACCTGGGTAGTTGCTGCGAGCTCAACGCGATGCCAGCCCTCGAGCGCATCGTCATAGAGAGGATGCGCGTACCCAGATAAGGCGACCTTCGCGGGAACACTTTTCAGCGCGTCGAGCAGCTCGGCGTGCATATCAAGATGCTTCATCTCGACCCCGTACCGTTGACCGCTCCCCCGGGTCTCACCGATGTACGGTGGATCGACATACAGCATGTTCGCTTCATGCTTGCCGTACCGTTCGATGATCTCGAGTGCGGGCTTCGACTCGATCTGCACATCACGCAGACGCGCAGCTGCGGGATGCAACCGGTCACGGTAGGCGCTCATGTACTTCTCGAACGAAGTGGGGGCAGCACCGTTCTGGTAATGCCGCCACCCAGTCGGTGACCATATCGCTGACCGTCCTTGAGTCATGAGCACCCACACGCGGCGAGCACGCTCAAGATCGGTGAGTTCATCCCCGAGATCCGCGAGCGTGAACTCCTCCCTCGAGTGAGGGGTGAGATCGCACACACGTTGCAGATCCCCAGGTTGATCTCGCAGCACCCGCCAGAACGTGACGATGTGCCCGTTGAGATCGTTCACGACCTCGAGCCGAGACTGTGGCTTCGCGAGCAGCACTGATAGCCCGCCAGCGTACGGTTCGACATAGCCGGAATGCTCCGGGAAAAGCGCGATGATCTTCTTCGCGATCTTCTGCTTCCCGCCGAAGTATGGGATCGGCGGTGCGATTGGTTGCACGATTCATCCCTCCTTTCGGGTACAAAAAAGCGCCTACCGGTTGGTAAGCGCGTGATCTATCCGGGAATGCCAGAGAGATGGGTCAGCCGCCGAGACCAGGCGTGCCGTCGGCAATGCTGCTCCAGCAGAAATGTTTCCTCAGCAGAGGAAGGATGTGTTCCGGTTTCGCGTGAAGCGGCTGCTCGAACAGGTCATACTCGTACGGGTCGTGCTCAAAATGGCCCTGCTGGGCAGTGAATACTCGATGCTGCTCGGACTGTTCCTCGGCTTCCTCATGCATCCGGTACACCCCTAGAACGGGACTGTGGCCATTGTCTGCGCACGCATCGCAATATGAGACGATGCGATCCGCTCCGGTCGTTCTGGCCCGGTTCAGTTCGCGCAGCTCAGCCTCAAGATCAGGTTCAACAGGCTCTTGCGTGAAGTCGTCAATACCGGACGCAAACTCTTCGGCTGTTTGCTCGTCAGCCTCACGCTTAAGGCGCTCAGCTTTGGCTTGCTTTTTGTCACGCCACATCCCCTCCTGAACGAACTTTGAGCCGTCAATCTGGCCAAATTCTCGGAGCATGTTTGTGTACTCGGTGCGCTGCTCGACAGTCCAGGCGTACCCGGGGAACTTTCGCGAAACTACCTGGTGGTGCCGCCCAAGAGTGCGAGCCACTTCTGCATAGGAACATCCGCCCTCAAGCAGCGAGACGGCTCTTTCAATCTCTGTATCGGTGAACTCGTTTCGAACATATGCGCTCAGGCCTGAAGCCTTACGAACAGCGATGACCGTAAAGTGTCCAACGCCCACCTCGGCACAAATCTCCTTCACTGAATAGCCGAGTCGAGATAACTCCTCGATGCGCCTCCGGCGGTCAGCAATAGCTTCCGGCGATCGTTCAACCTGCTTTCTCGCCATCACCACGCCCTCCACTCGTGGCCGTCAAGCCTCGCTACGCCCAACGTGCGGAGTTGGATCGCCAGTCCGGTCGCGAGCGCGTTCAGCAGCAGCTCGCCACGGCGTGGTGACGGTGGCCCGAACACAACGGCCTCGCCGCCTGCCCCGATGATGCGAGCCGCATCTGCGGCGAGCTCTCGGAGTTCGTTCTCCGGCATTTCCGAAAGGCGTGCTGCGGTGACCGGCACGGCTATCGCAAGTGCGATCGCGGACACCTCATGCCACGTCTTCATAATCGATCCCTTCATAGGTCGTTTCAATGGGCGACTCTTCCCCGATGAGGAACTCGCCACTTCCCGGCCCGAGCCCAGCGAGGATCGAGGCGAAGGTCGCGCGCCGGTCCGGGTCGCGTTCGGACTCGAGTAGCGCCTCGATCTGCGGTCGAGCCCAACCGGGAATCACCACACTCAGCCGTGTCGCCTCAACCGTTGGCTTGCCCTTGCCGAGCTTCTGTACCGCCTCAGTCGTGGGCACCTTTTCAGAAGTCATCCTGATCACGTTCTCCCCGCCGAGAAACCGCGCCTCACGCGCAGCAACCCGATCCTTCTCCAGCTTGATACTCTCTTTGACGTTCATCCCGAGATCCCTTCCAGCGCCTCACGCATGCGCGAGTAGTTCGGTGCGACGTAATACGCCTGGGTAGTGTTCACCGACGAGTGCCCGGCCACGCCCGCGGTGAGCACAATGTCGTGAGTGCGCTCGTACACTTGCGTGAGCGCACGATGCCGAAGCTTGTGCATGGTGTAGCCGTCGGGCAGCGCTTTCGAGATGAGGTGCCCGATCCAGTGGGCTGAGAGCGGGCCATGTGGTTTCTCTGTTGATGGGAAACACCACCCGTTTCTACCGTACGTCTTGATGTGGGCCGCAAGCTCGTCAGCAAGCGATGCGGGAACGGGGATCACTCGCTCTTTGTTGCCCTTCCCGATGATCTTCAGGAGGTGACCGTCAGGGTCAGCGATCAGGTCGCTCTCATGCACCTTGGCGACTTCGCCGCGGCGCATGCCGAGTTCGCCCGCAAGTCGGAGAGCGAGCCTTGTTCGTTGGTCAGCAGTGGACAGCGCTGCGGCGAAGTCTTCCTCGGTGACCGGTTTTGGCTTGCCGAGTGGCACTTTCACTCGCGGAATATGCAGCAACGGGTCAGCATGCATTTTCCCGGCTTGCACAGCCCATTTGAAGTACACCGCGAGCGACGCGCGTTGCGACGAGAGAGTGGCTTTCGACCATGGGTTGGCCGAAAGGTAGACCATCACGTCACCGGTCGTTGCTTCGTACGGCCCGCACTCGGTTGCGTTTGCGAACCGCTTGAGGTGAGACATCCTCAACTCGATGGACTGCGGCGATAAGTCTCGGAACTTCAGCCAAGCTTCATATTCTTTGGCGGCTGAAGCCCACCGCTGCGGCATTGTCACTCGAACATGTCCAGCCATTTGGTCACCTCCTGGTGGTACAGCGAACACCCGGTGACTGGTACTCACCGGGCGTTCGGGTATGAAAAAGCCCCGCGTCTCGGCGGGGCGAAAAAGGGGGAACTCACAAACCGAAGTTGTGAGTTGAACCTGCCGGGAATACCGACAAGCTCAGGTATCGAACTGGAGCACCCCAAGCATTTGGAGACGCTCAGGCTTCGACCACCCCAGAGCAGCCGCGACCTCCGCACATTCGGCGCACAGGTCGCCGTCCTGCACGGTGCCGCAGTCAGCGCAACGCATCACCTGCCCCAAGCCCTCTCCGCTTGCTCTTTGCTCATGCGCGGCCCACGCCAGGTGCCGTTCTCGACGCGGAGGGCCACGCCGACGATCTTCACTTCGGATGGTGCGAGGCAGACCCGATCACCGTTCTCGTCGGTAACACGGTGCGCGTCGAACACCGTCTCGCCTTCGAATGTTTCATGACACCCTGAGCAGTGCCCAGTGCGGTTTCCGCGCTGCCGCCACGTCTTCCCGCACGCACCGTGCGCGGTGTCGTGATCAGAAAGGCTGTTCGTCATCTGGGAACCCACCCCCGAAACCACCGCTGTTCTCCGAAGCCGCACCGTTTTGAGAGCCGAAACCCCCACCGGACGAGGGCGAGTGCCACCCGCCCCCTGAACTCGCCTGAGAACCGGCTTCGCGTGATTGCGTCCGCGTCACTTGAGCGGTGGCGTAACGCAGCGACGGGCCGATCTCGTCAATGTCGAGCTCGTAGCTCGTGCGACGCTGGCCGTCTTTGTCGTCGTAACTGCGCTGCTTCAACTGGCCGCGCGCGATGACACGCATGCCCTTCGTCAGCGAGTTCGCCACATGCTCGGCGGACTCCCGCCACACGGTCGCGCGAAGAAACAGCGCCTCGCCATCCTTCCACTCGTTCGCCTGCTTATCGAACGTGCGCGGCGTTGAAGCGATCGTGAACGACGCGAACGGAACCCCCGAACCCGTGTACCGCATTTCAGGGTCAGCGGTCAGATTCCCAACCACCGTGATAATCGTCTCGCCACTCATTTACTTGCCTTCTCTCTCGTTTGCTTCCAACTCTTTGATGGTCAACCGCATGGATGCAGGCTGACCTTTCCGGTACACAATCACCGGCATGTTCTTCACCATGAACTCGTGTGTGTCATCGGTCACGACTTCGGCATCCACGATCCCGTCGCACAACGCTTTCAACGTGGGCACCGGGTTCTCGTCATCACGCCTGGCCCGTGTTTTCACGAACCATGTCAACGTCACCTCACACCGGGCCATGTCTGGCAGCACACGCGCCCGTGCATGCATTTCAGACCGCAGCTCTTTGACGATCTTCGCTTCCTGCATGCGATGCATCCGGTAATTCAGCGACAACGGCGGTTTCGGCCATGCGAAATCGAAATGCCATTCGCTCACGCCGACCTCTTTTCAAATCTTCCAGACTCGTCGCGGTCGCGGGCGCCCGCATCATCGTACTTGCGGTGACAACTAGTGCACCTCGGATCGTAGAAAGACAAATCCTCCGTGTACGCGAGCACGAAACTCCCTACGGTGCCAAACATTTCATTAGGGCATCCGCCACGGTACGACCACTCACGAGCCTGCCCGCCGCAGTCAACGCAGGCTCGTTCAGAAGCCTTGCCGCATGAGCGCTGCAGCCTCTTGTGGATGGCTGCCCATGAAGGCTTGTCTCCCTTTAGTGGCCTGCCAGTAACCTTCGCCACGAAGTGTGGGTCGCCATGCTTCCGCCACCGCGATAAGTGCTTGTGGCACATGCGATGGGCGTGAGCCTTTTGGTCACACCCTTCGACGCCGCAGTCGCGCTTGACGTTCCAATCAACGCCGTTAACACCACCATTACCGAGCGGGTCACCATATTTGCGCCATCGAAGCCAGTGCGCGCCGCACCACTCGCGGCCCCTCCGTGGCGAGTCGCACCCATCAACAGCGCACACAGCGCCATTCGGGTACTTCCGCTGAATATCAGTGCTGCCTGTTCTGCGCATGCGCCCGTAATGCAGCTCGCACATATCCTTGCAACTGAACGGACGCTCGCAGCCATTCACGGAACAGATTCGGGTAGCATTCATGCCAGCCCTCCAATCAACTCAGCTTGATTCAGGGTTAGGCCTCGGGGAGTGTTCCACCACTCTTTCGAGGCCGCTTCCAGTCTACTCGAAAGTATGTTCGATAGACAGAGGATGCTCCCCCGCAACCACGTTTTGCCGCCGCCCCGAGCAACAACCTTTGACCCTTGCGGGATCGGCACCCCGTCAACACGGAACTGCACATCATCGCCCCGCATGAATGCGTCTCGCGATCTCTTCGATACGGTCTGGCCGATACCCAGACCACATGTCATCATTCGACACACCAACACACACGACAGGTGCCGACAGGTAGCCGAGCTCCTTCAACGCCGCGAGCGTCTGCGGGTCGGTGGCATCCTCCACGACATGCTCAACACCAAGCAGGTCGAGCTTTCGGATCGTCGCGGCACACTGCCCACAATTCGGTTTTGAGTAGACGCGCACAATCACGCCGCCACCTTCTTTCGTTTGTTCGGCTCGAGCCCGTACATGCGCCGCACATCAGCGACATACCCGCGCACACGACCAAGCTCTGTCGAGATCGTGCCGTCGTCCATGCCAGCCCGAACCATTGCGACGATCCGCATATGGGTTTCGCGTGCATGGTCTGGCACCTGCTCAGGTTTCTTGTTGAGTGCGTCACGAATGACCTCACCCACGGGTTTCCCTTCCCGTTCAGCGATCCCCCACAACTCCCATGCGAGATCGCCAGGGATCGTGATCTGAACTTTCTTCGTCACGCTCTTACCTCCTTGTCGATGAGTTGTTGAACCTCGAACGGTTCGTTGAATGCGCGCACCACGTACGCGGTGGGCTTACTCACCCGGACGCGACTCTTTGACACGATCAGGTTGCCGAGCCTTAGCGACTCACCGAACGTCAGATCGCGCGCACACTGCTCGGATGCCAGTTGTCGGATCTTCTCGAGGTCGAGTTTCTGGGTTGCCGCCAACGCGCGCGCACCAGCGATCTGCTCTTCGGATTCTTGAATTGAGTCAGTCCGAAAGTTATCCACAGCAAGGGGGGTCACAGACTGACTACTAATAGAAGTCAAGTCAGTCTTTAACTCTGACTCTGACTCTGACTCTGACTCTGCTATAGCTTGCTTCGGCTTGCCAACCTTTTGCTTAGCACTTGCCATAGGTTTGCCATCACCCCGCCACCGCTTCGCAGCACCAGCCTTACCCGCCTCAGAACGCTTCTGCGCCAACGACTCACGATCAGCTTTCGTCTGCTGATGCTTCGCATACTCGCGGATCACGTACGTGTCATTGACGCGTTTAACGAGCGGTTTCGATGGGTGAGAGTCAACCAACTCGGCCAGCAAATCCGGCGCCCACATGAACTCCGCATCCTCCGCAGAAAACACGCCGTCATTGTCATTCAGCCGAGCCTCACCATTCATCTCAATGAACGCCCACCGTGCCGCAACAGAGATCCTTGTCAGTTTCGGATGCCGGTGCATGTCGTTCGGGAACGTCATGAACAGGCGCTCGTCTTTCACTCAAATCACCTCCTTTCAAAACGGTTGCCCGCGCTTCGTACCGTCATCACTGAGCCACCATGGCGACCCGTCCGAGTACACGACCGGGATCGTCTCGGTGTCAGCCCAGAAACCGACCTTGATGCCACGCTCACGCGCTTCCATCGCGAGGTCAGCGTCAGCCTCGATATCGCCATTCATTCGGCTGCAAAGCCACACGAGATTCGACAAGCGGTGCTTGAACGGCGACCCGCCCATGCCGCCCTGCCGATGCTGCGGCACCAACGTGTCAGTGCCGCAGTTCACGCCGTGCCAAGCGCACTCGTGCCCGTCACGCGCCTCGAGCTTTCGGAGCGCCGCCTTCGGGGTACTCATGGCCCCTCATCGTTTGCGAGCACCCGGTACATGTTCAACGCCTCATAAAACCCGTCACGCGCATGCTCACGACGCCGCCGCACATCCTCGTCACAAGCCGCCAACAAATGCTCGTCAACACGCTCCACAATGCGCTCCAGAGCCAGCACCGTCCGCCCGACCACATCAGGGTTTGCGAGCTTGTCACGAACCCGCCGCGCCATATCCGAACGATGATCCTTCACCGCACACGACACCAACGCCTCAAACTCATCATCATCAACAGGCCACATTTATGACTCCTTCGTTTCTCATGCAGGCTCACAAAAGTCATGCCCGAACAGTGACGCTTTACCGCAATGCACGCAATGCTCGCGCGACTCTGGATGTCGATACCCGCACCGGTCACAGTCGATAATCGCGATGCCCGTCATCGTTTCCATGCATCACCTCACAAGGGTCAAAGTGCGCGACCAACTCATGCAGTTCGCGCACATATTCAAGATGGTCGGTGCCTTCGATTTGGCACACCATCATGTCTGTGTTGATGTCTGCGAGCAGCTTGTGTTTCATCTGCTCGCGAGCAAGCCTGTTCAGCGCGATTGATGCGCCTTCGCCGGTGAGATGCACGCTCATGCTGCTTCCCACATTTCTCGCTCAAACCCACTAATCACGTACCTGCAGTCGCGGCAAAGAATCTGCCTACGGTCGCCTGTCCACTGCGCGAACCTCTGTGGGCATCGCGCGCAAGTGACATATCTGGCGTCACTACTGTCGACTTGCCTCATGGCACCTCCTGGGGTTTCGTCCTGCACCAGCAGGCATAAGAAAGGCCCCGAGCGTCAGTAAGCCACCCGGAGCCAGAGCAAGTGCCGCAAGTGAGCAGCGGTTCAAGAACCGGCATCATGCGCCCGCCTCCTTCGCCCACTTCAACTCAGCCTGAAGCGACACAAGCGCCGCCTCCATCGCCCGAATCTTCGAACGAACACGGTTATGCTCAGCACGCGCCACGAACGCCGCATCACGCTCAACCTGAGACGCTGCACGCCCAGCAGCCTTGCGATCCTCCACGCTGCCATCAGCGGTCATGTAGACCCGATCCGACGCGAGCTGCGCAGCATCCTCCGCACGCTCAGCAGCAAGCTCCGCACCATAGAGCGCGTCACTCCCCCGCATCAACTCATGCCGGGTTTGGGCGATCTCACTCAGAATCAGATCCGGCGTTCTCACCTGCATCAAGCAACACCTTCTTCCTCGCAGTAAGCGCTTGCATCACTTCTTGAATCGCCCAACCATCTTGCGTGGCTGTCTGGTAGATCGCATTCAACGCATCCTGATTAGGAGCGTCCGCGATCACCTTCCGCCACTCAGCCGGTGGCTGCACCTGCCTCACCTGCGATGCTGCATTCCCGTCATCATCGTCAGCCGCAGCACCCGTGATTGCGCCCAATGCATACCGGCGCGCATAAGTGATGCTTGAGCCCTTCTGCTGGTCGTTCCCGGCAGCGTTCAACGGGTACTCGCCGTCGAACCGCTCCCCCGATTCATGCAGCAGCGAGTACGCGAGCACAAACCCGCGATCCGTCAGAGTTGGCATCGAGAGAAACGCGAGCCCCTGTTTTGCGAGCGCTGGCAGGATCGCTTTGGACATGTCCGCGAGATCCGCATACTTCGATTTGAAATGCGGGTTCTCACTGTCTTTACTGACACCGGGTAGTTCGGCTTGGAACGCCGCCAGAGCGGCAGCGAGCGAGGCATGCTTAGTTTTCGTTTCAGCCATTTATTTCACCGTGATCCTTAGAGTTGGTTTGCTCGCCGGAACGAGCTTTGTGAACTGCTCCGCGAGATCCGCGTGAGCCTTCTTGAAACCGGTCGTGTCGAACGTCGCGCGAGGCTTCGGTATCGAATACGAGATGAGCCCAAATGGTGACTTCACCGCCACCTCTGCGTCGCCCTGCTTCTCACGAAACTGGTCTTTCATGGCGTCGAGCTCAGCGGTCGCTTCTTTCACACGAGCTTCGATCTCGGCGTACTTCGCAAGGAACCCGTCCCACTCGCCAGAAGCATCTTCAGCAGCGAGATATTCAAGGAACCTTTCCTCGACCTCGGCAAGTTCAGCTAGGCGCTTAGGGTCGTACCCGATAATCACCTTGCGGATCTGCCCAGGAATGAAGTTCTCGTGAGGCTCCCACGCAAACACCGTCCGATCAACCTCAGCCACGTCCTGCGCCCACAACACTTGATCCAGGTACTGCGGCTTCACACGGCGCAGCTCGAGCATCGTCGAAGCGTCATCTCCCTGCCACCAATCCGTGACTGTCGTTTTCACCTCACCGAGCAGACCGTTCGCCACCGCATCAGGTGTCGCCGCACGCCCACCATTCACATAGAGTGCGTCGTTCGCTACAAGGTCGTACTCGAACTCGAGATGCGACACGATCAGCGGCTCACGCTCATGCCCCCACTCGGTGTATCGGCTCCCGAAGAAACTGCGTACCCCGTGCTTCTCGGCTTTGACCGCCGCAAACACCGAGGGCCCGCCGTTGGCGAGCCTTCCAATATCGGTTGCGGTGACGCGCGACCTGCGCTCCGTAAGCCACTGTTCCTCGCTCTCGCGTGGGATAATCTCGACGCTCATAGGTCGTCCTCTCTCATCATTCGTACGTCGTCATGCGTGAACTGGCATTGCTTGCACGACTCGCAGCACCCCCGACACCGCCACCTTGAGCAGTGCATCAGTCACCCTCAAACAGTGCGTCATGACGTGACGGTGGGTAAGTGGGCTCCTCATAGGGAACCTGCTGTGAAGCGCGCACACGGCACGGGCACTGATCGGAATGCCCATGCGGATTATTGCTATTCGGGCACTTCGTCTTATGTGTTGGTGCTGGTGCTCCGTAAAGCCCAGCCCCCTTGTTCTCAAACACAAAATCACGCATCACTACGCCCCTTCGATCGAACAAACCAGGCGGCAACCATGACCACCATGACCACGTACCCGAGCAGAGACAACCCGTTCACGCGATCGCCTCCCAAAACATCAGCGCCATACCAGCGAGCAGCATGACGAACATCAAACCGACCGGAAGCCAAGACCAATGAAACCTACGCATCAAGCACCTCCCGGTTGACCTTCAACACGTCAGCCAACTGCTCACTGAACAACGTTTGCGGGCACTCATCAATGAGCGCTTCAACGATCCGAAACAGGGTCGCATCATTCATTTCTTCCTCCTCAGAAAACTTGTGTGGTGTGTGCAGTTGAGCGTCGTTCCACCGCTCACCCAAGCTCGTTAAGCGCACCCATGCGGGTACACCGTCAGCCCCACACCGAGGGCTCGCCAACTTCTAGAACGTTGGACTTTCGTACCCCTGCCGGGTTCTACGCCCGGACAACCGATCACAGGCTCAGGGGCTAGGCAATTTAGAGCCCGTCTGTAAGTTCCTTCTGAGAAGCGAGACGAGCGACGTAGTAGCCCTCGTCAAGGTCAGGCAAGATGCGCCACACTCGACCGCCAAGTGAAGCGGTTTCCGGGAACGCCTTTACCAACCCAGTCAGCCCAATTCGGCGCACCCCGCTAGTTTCCTTAGCCGAAGACCCAAGCTTCATTGCGTCAGGGGAGATGCGCGGCGAAGGCACAAAAGCAAACATGCGCTGCTCTCCATCCCACATAATTTCAACGTGAGACGTGCCGTCCCCAAAAAGCGCAAGCGCTGCGCTGTTGAACGTCATATTCGCGGGAGCATTCGCCCCACTTCTACCAATCCAGCAGAGAGGGAAACGGCTCACTGCTAGATGATTTGGTTTTCCGCCACCTGAACGCGGTTCGTACTTCTTGAATGCCATTTTCTTCTCCTTATGTAATTGAATGGCTGACTGAATGTCGTGGGTGCAAGGGGAATCAGAACCCCAAACGTTGACCGGGTAACCCAGACATCAAACGCGCCACCAGACGCACCCTGACCACCATCCGGTGATCGATAAAACTGTTGACCCCACCACAGGATCGAAACATCGCTACCCAGTAGCGAGACCCCCAACTCATGAAGGATTTGCGCCACTCCCGTGGACTTACGCCGAACTACTTTCCAAGCAGAGCCGAATCTCCCAGGGTGTGTCATCCCCAGAGTTGCCAGGCGGTGGCCGCTCCCTGCTGTGTCCCTACTGGCCGCAACGCGCCTGACCAGTAGAGGTATCCTCATTCGTCGCTATATTCAGTTCTCAAAGACCCGGTGGTGATCACATCGGCGCAACATGTCGCTGTCAGTGACCCCGGAAGCCGTAAGGCCGTGCATTGGCCCGACTCGAAACGGGCTGCTCACCTGAAAGAGGCAATGCTGTAGCTAAGCCAGGGTCGAAACCGTGGCGAGAAAGGGGGCTGGGGTTAGGTTGGGCGGCTACTCAGACGGCACCACCGCCAACTGCGCGCAAATATGGGATGGGCGGGAGCAGCCGAGTGCGCAACTCGTTCAGCCCCTTCATCGTCACCCGAACCTGCGGCGCATCAATCACCCGCTCACCCGTCTCAGGATGCTCATGCGACTGCGGTTTGTGGAACAGCCGGCCAGTATCGACAGCTTTCTTCTGAGATGCCTGCCACCGGCCCGACTGGCGGAACACCCACCCGATCTCGTGCAGGTACTCGAACAGACGGTCACGGCCAGTCTCGATACCAACCTGGTTAAGCATCTTCGCTGCATCACCCACTGAGTACGTGCCGTTACCGGACGCGAGGCCTTCCCACGCGTCCGCCTTGGGCGTGAGCTCAGCGATCACCGCGTCTTTCTGCGCGAGCATCGCCTGAGCCTCGATCACGGCGAGCGCGATCAGTTCCGCACCAGTAGGTGCCGCTGCGACTTCCTGCTTGCGGGTCTGCACCGCGAAGTACTGCTGCGCTGCCGCGATCTCTGGCTTCCGTGGGTCACCGTTCTGGAAGAGGACGTAGCAGGCGTACCGGGTGAGCTCTACGTCTTCCACCTCGCGCCGTGCGCCTGAGCCGACCGAGACCATTTTGACCCCTCCGGCAAAATGGTCTGAAGCGTCCAGCCCGCTCGCGTCCACCGACGCAACCGCACGGTCAAGCGCGCCAGACCATTTACGCCAGTTTGTGTACCCCGCGTATGGCATCAGGTCGCGGGCTGACCACACGTCACCGAAGAGTGTGCTGACCTTGATCTGGTCAAGCTGCACTTCGAAGCTCTCCACCGCGCTCACTTTGCGGCCTCCCAGATGTAAGCCTCGATCTGTGCGTGCGTCGCGCCGTTCATGAAGCTGGCACCCGTCTGCGCCGACTCCTCATCTGGGAAATTGGCGACTCGCTGCTGTGCGGTATCGAGCACATCGCATCCCACTGCGGAGAAACGTTTGGTATCCTGTGGTTCAGACATTTGATTTCCTAACTGTCTCGCCCGGTGCTCCAACACCGGGCATTTTCTTTTCATGTGAAGAATCGGCAGGAGCGGCGCAACGACACGCCCCCGCCGCGCCGACAGCAGGAGATACCCCGTCAGCGCCCTCCCGTGCGATCATGGCGATACCGGAGCTACAACCTTCCGGCACACTACGAACAGGAGAAAACATGAGCACACTTGCAAAGGTGCGAGAACTACGCGCAGAAGCGACAGACGAAAACCAGATCGAGAAAATCTGGGAAGCCATCGAAGTGATCGCCCGCAAAGCCGACGCCGCGCCAAAGGATGCGGTACGCGACATCAACAATTCGCTGCGCGCCGCAGGCCTGTAATCGCTAGTCATCGCTGCCGCTCCCAAGGGCTGCTTTGAGTGCGGCAGCGATGCGCCGGTCAGTGAGTTCGAGGAGCGTGCAGGTCAAGCATTCGGGCGATTCTTGCTGAGGATGATCCTTGCATCCTCGCGGCAGTTGAAAGTCCGCCTCGAGCTGCCCTATAAGCTGCTCAGCGACCGCCTTTGCGAGCTGCTTCACGTCCACGTCTTTCATTACGTTGTTCTGCACTACAATGTTCTGGCTCATCGCCCTACCTCCGGCTTGTCGGTGGGCAGTGATGCGACCCATGCCGCGAGTGCGTCGTGCTCGATGATGAGTTTCGACTTCGCGTACCTGCCGGGAAGTTCGCCGCTGCGGACCGCCTCGTAGATGAATGAGGTTGAGAGGCCGGTCGCCTCGCCTGCGCCTTGTGCGCTGTACGAGATCGCCATCAGGCCGCGTCCTTGTTCAAGATCTGAGCCACTGGAGCAATGAAGTCGTCCGGCAGGAACTCGTACGGCTTGCGCCCGAGGGCGAGTGCCACGCGACGGGTTTCACTGATCGTGAAGTCTGCACCGCCGTTGATCTTGCGCTTGAAGGTGCTGAGAGCAATGCCAGATTTTTCTGCCGTCCACTTGAGTGAACGCTCTTCATCGAGGCGGGCCTGCTCGATGAGTTGGGGTGTCGTTTTAGATGCCATATGAACCACTATAGGTTCCGAGGGCGATTGTGGCAACAATCTACCGTCTGATCTGGGAAATAAAGGAACCCCCAAGAGTAGAAGCCTCTTGGGGGTTCAGCAGCGGTGTAATCTCCGCTACGTGGCTCCGACCGGCATCGATCCGGTGACCTTTCGATTTTCAGCGTATTTTTAGGTCACGTTTGGAGCCGATTAGTGTACGCTTAGAATCTCTAACTGCACATATGCGATATATGTTCGGCTATCCTTGGATGTATAAATGGCTGTACCAGAGCACGGAGGAACCATGAAACGGTCAATCCAATCGCCCGTATTCTGGCGCGAAGATAAACAAATGTGGGTCGCTGTTCTTGAGCTACCCGCCGCTGCTGGCAAGCGCCGCCGCAAGTACATCTACGCACCAACGCCGGACGATGTGAAGCGCAAGCTCTCTGTCGAGCGGCGCACTCTTGAGGATCGCGGTGACCTCCCTACAAGCTCCCCAACCGTTGCGTGGTGGTTCACCTACTGGCTCGACAACATCGCCCCCACAACCACCCGCCCGAACACGCTCGCCGGATACCGCATCGTCGTCAACCGTCACATCATCCCCGAACTAGGCAAAAAGAAACTCTCAAAGCTCACACCAAGCGACATCCGCCAAGTCCACACCCGCATCCTCAGCACGCCGAAACGCAAAGCCGACCCAGACGGGCCGAAACTCTCCACCAGCTACGCACTCAACGCGCACCGCATCATGGCACGCTCCCTCAAGATCGCAGAACGCGAGGGGAAGATCGGCAAAAACCCATGCGACCTCATGGACGCACCACGCAAAGCGCGACCCGAGCTTCAGGCGCTCGACATTCCAGAAGCGAAAGCCGTACTCAAAGCCGCAGCAACAGCACTCGACGCGCCAGGCGACTACGACCCAATGCCAACGCTGTACGCCTTCTACCTACTCACAGCATGCCGTCGCGGTGAAGCGCTCGGCTTGCAATGGGATCGCGTATCCACCTACCTAGACGTGAACACGCAGCTACAACGCATCCGCGACATGAGCAAAGCACCAGCAGATTACGCTGCCACACATCTCGATAAGAACTTCTACCTAGTTGACGTGAAAACGATGGCCGGTAATCGCGTGCTGCCCCTCGTAGACCCGCTAGACACCATGCTCAAGCTCCACTCAAAGCGCGCAGGAGTCAGCCCGCACGGACTCGTGTTCTGCCACGCTGACGGCTCCCCCATTGACCCAGACAGTGTGACAGTTGGCTGGCAGCGGTGGCTCACACGCAGCGGCATCACAGGCAAGCACGTACGCCTCCACGATCTGCGCCACACGACCGTGGATCTTCTCTATGAAGCGCATGTCCCCGAAGATCTCATCATCGATATCGTCGGGCACTCCACACGGATGCAGTCACGCTCATACAAGGTTCGCCGCTCAGACCCACGCCTCACCTCGGCTATGGAAGCACTCAGCGGCTTGCTCAACTAGCGCTCGCCGCAATGTCACCCGTCCCGCGTACCCTGAAGTATGTCTGACGACTGGATCACCGACGAGATCTGCCCGTACTGCGGTGTCGGCGTACTGTGCCGGTGGAAATGGTGGCTCGAGTGCTCGAAGTGCGGTGAGCGGTGCGTGTGAAAGTACGGGATTACTTTCCGGCTGTCGAATGTTAGACTCTTCAGACGTTCAAAAAGGTAGGGGCGAGCCCGCGCTAACGAGCCCGCCCCAGTGGATTAGAACCACAGGTCCTTTACGAACCTATATGCGAAAAAGAGAGCCCCTCCGATGCGGAAGATAATCTTCCACTTATCGGGAGGGGCTTTCTCTTTCACGCGTCCTCCACATTTATGACAACTAATTGCCATACTTACCTCCTGCTTATGGTGCAAGCACCCGATGAACCGGCTTTCCGGTATTGACACGGAGGTGCTGCTCCAACTGGCAGGAGGTTCTTGGATAGTAGCAGGAAAACGAAAAAGCGCCCCCTCAGGTCAGTCCGTAGACCAACCCAAGGGGGCGTTCTTCATGTTCAATTATTCGGCAGCGTACTTGCCGCGCCGTTCCGGTTCATCAACCTGATACTCGTCGGGCACACCCTTCGAGATGATGTCGAAATAGGACTGGGCGCCGTTCACTCCCGCACCGACGAGCATGCCGGCAACGCCGACGGCCGCAGCAAGCAACGCGTCATGCGTGAACGCGAGAGTGAGGCCAGCAGGGATCACGAGCGATGTTGCGAGTGACTGCGAGAACGTGCGCACAAAGCCACGCTTTGCCGCAAACAGGGTCGCATCAGGAATTACCTTCGGCATAATGCCTCCTTACTTCAAGACAGTGATAAGAGTGATCGCGAGACCGAGCAGCGAACCTAGCCCGACAACCGCTGAAAGCGCGAACCCGCCGATTGTCCACCCGGACACCTTCACCGGCTTCGCGTTCTCTTGTAGCTCCTTGATCTCGCGCTCGTAGGACGTTTGCCACGCGGCAAGCTCAGCACGGGTCACGAACGTTGCACCGAGAGCGTGCACCTCGCCACGCAGGTCACGCATGTCATTCGACAAAGCTTTAAGCAGGCGCACGATCTCGGCTTGCGAATAAGAATCAACGTCTTCAGTCATGCGGGCTCGCTTTCACACCTGGTCACTTGCCCTGCCGAACCGCGTCGAGCGACTGCTCCCACTGGTTCAGCATCGAGCGGTCGGTGACAACAACGAAGTCGCCGGTGCCGAACTCGGTCGCCCACTTCTCATTCTCCGGGTTGCGGCCGCTGAGCGCACGGGTGGTGTACTTGAACTTCCAACCCGACCCGATCTCGCCAATGATGACGGTTTGTACGCCGCCCTGCGTGTGGCACACTGCCTTGATCTTCATCTCTTCGTCTTCTTCCTCCCCAGCATCGGGGGTCTCGTTAAGGTGCGCGAGCACAAACTCGCGCGGGTCTACGGTCGCTCCGGGATCACCCCAGTCGCCGCGATCGACACGGCCGCGATAGATCTCCCAGTGCAGGTGAACTCCAGCCGCCTGCCCTGTCTCGCCTTCAAGCCCCACATAGCTTCCAGCAGCGACCTCATCGCCGCGACGAAGTGGAGGCTGGGCTGCTAGGTGGCAGTACCGCACCCACGTACGAACACCGCCGATCTCGCCGAGGTAAATCAGCACCTGCCAGCCAGCCCACGAGACCCACCCGGACTCGATCACCGTGCCAGAACCGATAGAGCACAGCTTCCCGATCGAGTAGTGATCCGTGCCGACATGGAACGGGCGGGTCGCGCCTGATTTCGTCTCGATCGATGGGCGCGGCCCATACCCGTCAGAGCGGGCTGGTTCGTCCGTGGTGCCGTTCGGCCATACGAGCGTCATTCGAGCACCTCACTTTCCGGCGCTGGCAATGGTGGTTGCACATCCGTGATCTGTGTCGAGCAGCCGCCGCACATGATCAGATCGCCCGGGTTTATGAGCGTGAGCGTGTAATTTGTGGCGGGGCAGTCGGGTGTGCGGCATGTGGCCGCGTAGATTCCAGTAGTCATAATGTGGTTTCCTATCCTGAAGCTGCCGTAGCCAGCATTTGTGAGGCCTGCCACTGCGCTCCAAAGGTTCGGCTCGCGGCAGAGTTGGAGCCGAGCCAGATCTTGCACGAGGTGGACGTGATCTCATCAACGGTCACCCCGCAGTCCCTCGCGGAACCCCAAAGACCGGGCGTCACAATCGGTGCGACCGTGAACCGGCTAGGCGGGAACGTGACCGTCACCGATGTGGCTGCGCCCGGTGCGATCGCCCGTTTCGGCACCACGCCACCAGCGCTTGCATACGGGGCAGAGAGCGCCCCAGTACCGTTTCTGTAACTGTCGGACCGCACCCAGTTCTGGCTGCCGTCGGCAGCGATTATGACGGAGCTTCCCCCGCCCGGTCCAGCAGTGGACCCAATGCTGAGGGACGCCGCATTCCCCTCAGCGCTCAGCGAGAACGACGCGTTCTGTGTTTGGCTCAGCGCCGAGATGAGCGCCCCAAACGTTTTATTTGCAGACAGCCCGAGAATCGCTTTCGCGTAATCCGCATCCTGCGTGAGTTCCAGGCCGTCACCGTCCACTCGGAGGCGCACTGTTTCCACGTCTGACGCGTTGAACCCGCGCAGTCCGTTCGTGTCGAACTGCATTCTCGCGCCAGAGGCGGCGGTGCGGATCGTTGAACCAGTGATGACCTTGCCATCGAGCGCATCAGCGGCAAGCCGCACACCAGAGAGCGTGCCGAACGTGCCCGTACCGATGTTGATCTGCGGGATCACTGTCGTTGACAGAGGTCGTTGCACCCACCCGAGCGGTTTTAGTTCCCAATACGACACGATCTCGTTCGATGAGAGCACCGTCCACAATGCGCCCACAGGTTTCCCAGCCGCATCACCAGCGGTCGGGTTGCTTTCGGAGAATGTCACCGCACCCTTCGCAAGTGTGTCAGCAGTATTCGCCGCAGCAGTCGCCGCCAGAGCGTCATCAGCGGCCTGCTCAGCAACCAACGCGGTTTGCGCTTTCTCGGTGCCGGTCGCGCGTTGCGCGTTGCGAGTGCCGCGACGATTCTCCCGAATCAAATCAGCAAGAGCATCCTCTTCCCGTCGATACCGTGCTGGCATACTGCCCCCTTACACGAGTTGAACCCCGATCCAGTCGGGGTCAGATGATGATTGGGTGGCACCAAACACGCGATGCGTCTGCACACCGTCCGGCCAGTACCAGTGCCCCTGTGATGCGATCTCCACAAGATCGCCATACCTGAGCCCATAAGCTCGGTTGGCGCGCACCTCGAACTGTGGGCGTTGCGAAACACCCGTCACACGCCCGTCAGCCCACGCCTGCAAAGTTGCCTGCTGCGTGACCGATGAGTGTGATGAGTCCCACACTTCCATGCGAGGCCACCCGTCATTAACGAGCGTCGGGTCGGAGGCTTGGGCGAGCATCACCTTGTCGTCGCCCTTGCCCGCATGGAAGATCGCATCCGTAGCGACCTCACCGATCAGGTCGTTCGGTTCGAGCCCACGAATATCCGGGCGCGCACCACCAATGTTCCAGGTGAGGTGATCGTGGGTGACGATGCTCTGTGCCGCGTCAGTGCCCGTGACGAGCTTGTAGGTGATCTGGTCGAGCGCATCAATCTCAGGGATCAGCGCCCACTCCACACCATCAGACCGTTCACCGATATGATCCAACGCCTCAAGCAGCGGCTTCCCATCCACCGCCTCATGACGTGCGTACTCGCGCGAACCCGCACGATCCGCCTCATAAGTGATCGGCAGTTCGTTACCAACCCACTTCGCTCGCTCCTGCACGAGCCGCTTCACAATCGTTCCCAAAGAAAGGCCAGTGAAAGTGAGATCGTAGGTGCCAGTCGGCTTCCCAGCCCCATCAAGCAGCGGCCACCCAGGGTGCTTGCGAATATGCCAATAATCGAACAGGATCTCGGGGCCACGCGCCGTCACCTTAAACGACGCTTTGCCGTCATCATTATCCTGTGGTGGCCTTCCGGTGATCGGCCCCGACGCGCGCACCACACGTTGCCCATCCACCGACTCATCGATCAACGCAAGCGAATACTTGTACGGGGTCAGCAGCTCCGCCAAATCCATCGAGCGCGCGCGCGGAGTGTACGCCGGCACCGTCACACCCAACTTGTCCGGCGTCAAAATCCCAATGTCGTAATCCCACGCGCTAGTTTCAAGATCAACGATCGGGTGCCCAGTGCGCGTCTCATGGATGAGGGCACGCATCAGCCCGCCTCGACCGTCACCACCGCACCAATCGTGCGCGTCACCACCGACATCGAGCCCAACTGGATCGTGCACCCATCCTTCGTAACCGAATCCACATACGCGGTGCAGTCACGCGCGCCCGGGGACATCGTGACCTGCACAATCGGCGGGCCAGCAAACATGCCCGGAGGGAACACCAACGGCACACCGGTCGCACCACCAGGCACCACCGAACGGGCAGAAACCCGGAAAAACAGTCGCTCCCCGACCGCGAGACGAGCCATATCAAACCACTTCGCAGTCGTCACACGAGCCTGCACCAGCGCACTGTCACCAGCCTGCACTCGCAAATCAAGCAAAGCAGCACGCTCTGCAGACTTCGCAGGAGGCTCAGGAGATGCAGCCGGAACACCTGCCGCAACCCCCAGTGCGGCTGCTGCACGATCCCAATAGACAGTATCAATGCGGGCCTGCCCCGCCGGGATACCAGTAGCGGGTGCGATCGCAACGTTCTCAGAGACTGCCAACCCAGAGATACCAATACCAGTACCGACCTTGCAGACCTCAGCGAACGGCATCACCGTCAAGTTCCACGACGACGGCACCACTACACCGACCGGCTCCCCCAGCACACCAGGCACCGGGGCACCCTCCTCGTCACGCTCAACGAACGCGGCAAGCGCCTGCCCGACCTCAACCGGAGAGAACGCATGCCCGCTCCTTGGAAACACACCAAAACCAGCCATCACCAAACCCCAATCCTGTACTCGCATGACAGCGAAATGTTCGGAGACGGATTGACCGCCTCAAAATAGAACTCCTGCGTTTCACCCGGACCAACTACCGGCCATTCGCGTCGAATGATCTGCCGCGTCACATCGACACCGTTCAACCACGCACGACGCTCCAACGCATCAAACACGAGCCGCCCACTGAACGGACCAAACTCGAGCCTGCGCGGCCCAGCGAACACCGTGATCGAATCCGCAAACACAGGCCCGTCAGGCACCAAAGACTCGATGATGATGCGCGGCAGAATGGGCAACGAGCCCGTGTTCGTAACGACAGCTTTCGCATGATCAAAGGTCCCGAAATCCCACGGAAACGCAGCAGGAAAAACCAGCCCACCAACCTGCACAGGCAGTAGCGCCGGCCGCACCGTCAGGATGTCCGAGTACCGCACCGGGTCAGGCGCAATCATGTCGATCGTGAACGGCACGCGCGGGCGGTTCCAATCCTCGGCAGGTTGGAATGCTTCTATCTCAACCATGCGCGACCACACGCCGGTGTCATCGCTGACGCGAAGCTGCACGATACGGTCACCGCACGCCGTCTCGAGCTGGGCGAGAAGTGTTGAGGCTGCGGCAGGATCATCGCCTACCGCAGCCCCCTTTAGCTCCATCGAGCGCTCGTCGCGCAGCACCTTATCCGCCGGGTACGTGCCGTGTCCACCGGGCACCGAATCGTTAGACCCGCGTGCGCCCGGAAGGCCCCGCCAACCGTTGAGTTTCGAGAGCATCAGTCCACGGAAATGGACGGATGGATCAGGTGGAGAGCCGTGCAAGAGCACGCCGCCAAGCTCAGCCCAGTTATACCGCTCCAACAGCCTCCACCACCCCTCGAATAATCTCTCGACCAACCCGGCGCGGGTCTCGCTCGAGGGTCTGCACGTTCACGTCAGCCTGGACAACAACGCCGCCACTACCTCCGACGATTGCCCCTGCATGAGGCGTGCCTGTGATAGAAAGCGACGCGACTGATGCCTGTCGCACGAGATCCGGCAGCGAGAAACGCTTTGCCCCAGACTCTGCGCCGTCTGTCCACTGCGTGATGAACGCTTCACCAGAGCCGCGGAGCCGCGACCAGCCGGGCCCGGAGAGCGGGCCACGCTCCGCGGGCGAGTTCGGAAAGAAGCTCAGCACCCAACTAATGACGTTCGACGCAGCTTGACCGGCCTTGTCGACCATCTGCTCGATGCCGTCGATGAATCCACCGATCAGCGCACGCCCGGAGCTCGTGAGCAGGGAGCCCACGTTGCCAAGTGCTGCGACGGCGCGAGACGGTAGCGAAGTGATCCAGTTGATCGCTTCCTGAATCTTCACAGCGATGCCCAACGCAATCTCGTCCGCACCACGCTTGACCATATCGACTGCGAACTGGAATCTGCCCACCATCCGTCCCACTTCGAGCGTCATTTTTCGAAAGTTCTCGCTCGTGTCGAACAGCTTCGTGCCCAGATCCTCGAACGTCGTATCGCCCTCGAGAAGATCAATAAACCCGGTAATGGCGGTGACCATCGTCGTAATGTCGTCGGCGTTG